CCCTAAGGGGCCTCCCGGTGCTTATCCGCATCGTGCGGAGCGCCGTTCATCCATTCGTGAGTAAGTGATCCTGAAAGCGAATGCTTGAATCACTACCGTAAGGAGGTCGGTATGCCGTATGTCCAGCAGTCCAGGGCGTTACTGGGAAGTGACGCCTATCGGTACGCGCAGTGGTGGCAAGGAACCGGAGTTCCACACTCTGGTCCCACCGCTACTAAGCGTCCCATGGACCCCTGGCATTACGACTACCAAGGTAGTCAGCAGACGTACTCCTGGCGAACTGAAAGGTTCGGCCAAGATGACTACACTGACTACGAGGGGCTTACAGGTCCTAAGTTGCGTGCCAGAATCAATCGGGAGTATTCGACCCGGTTTGACAATGGTCATGAGTTTAATACACTCAAGAAGACTTTCGAATACGGCGGTAATACTAGCTGTATTCTAGGGTCTCACGTCACTAATACTGTACCGGAAATTTGGACTGAGTACCGCGGACCAATGCGGCCTGAGCCCACTACCGGAACAGCTGGCCTGTACCCGTCCTTTAGCCCCCCGTCAAATCATACGCTAGATTTGATGGGTTCTAAAGCTATTGGACTGGTGGCCCCTACTGCGAACGAAGCGGCGTTTGCCGTGTTCTTGGGTGAAATTCTTCAGGATGGTCTCCCGAAGATCCCCGCGCTGAATGCGTTTCGAGAGCGCTCTCTCGGTGCCCGAAAGGGCTCCGAAGAGTACCTCAACTACACATTCGGTGTCAAGCCCTTTAAAAAGGACTTGGAGAACATGGCTCAGGCTGTTCTATCTTCTGCGAAGAAGATGAAACAGCTCTCCCGAGACTCTGATCGAGTCGTCAGGAGACGTCACACGTTTGCAGAGGAGGTAGTTGATACAGTGCAACCTGATGAGGCTAGCAGTGGGTATCTGGGCATTCCTAATTTGAATGGCCAGCCCATTGTCTACTCTCAATGGTTCTCTGTTCTACCTCTGCAGCGAGTTGTGGATACCGTTACTACTCGGTATTCATTTTCCGGAGCGTATACCTATCACTTGGCCGAGGCAGATAACTTCCTCGGTTCACTTGATAGTTATATCGAGAGGGCTAACCACCTTCTCGGTTTCGAGATTAATCTCGAAACAATCTGGAATTTGACTCGCTGGACCTGGTTGCTCGATTGGTTCAGTAACATTGGGAACTTTGTTCACAATGTTTCACTGCTCCATTCGGACAACTTGGTGTTGCGGTACGGTTATGTGATGTGTCATACAAAGGCACAACGCTTCCGTACTGTCACAGGAATAGTACCGTCGGCAAATCCACCGACATTTAAGTACTGTTCCCATGACACCCTCGCATCGACGGCCACTTTAGAGTCGAAGGTGCGAAGGCGCGCAACCCCTTACGGATTTGGCCTAGATGTGTCGTCCTTTTCGGACACCAAATGGGCCATCTTAGGAGCTTTGGGATTAACCCGAGCTCCAAAGGCACTCAGGATGAACGAGTGACCCTCGTGAACTGAGTGATCGGGGACTCGCAACAGCGGGTTCCTCCTTCAACTGCAAGGAACGTTGCTATGGCTTTTGCCGATCCACAAAGTGTCACAATTTCAGGAGTGGCGACTTCTCTTCCGAGAACGTCATTCAGTCCGACAGGAGGCGCTTTCACGTCTGCTGACGGGCTAGTCCAGGAGATCGTCTCCCATAACTATGGGAAGCGAGTCAACCGGATGCTGAAATTGACCCAGAAGAAGACTTCTGCCGATCCGTTGATCCCTTCTCAGAACGTGGTTTTGTCACAGTCCGTCTGGATTGTGGTAAACACGCCTGTTCAGGGTTTCACCGTGACCGAGCAGAAGGCCCTTGTGGACGCCTTTACGGCGTACCTCACGGCTTCTACTGGTGCAAGGGTTACCCAGCTACTGGGTGGTGAGAACTAGACACGTTCTCACACGGCAGCTGTCATGGCTAAGGAACGTCGACCCCCGTTTAGGAGGCAACGTTGAAAAGCCTAATGACGCTCCTGCAGTTAGTGCTCAATGAATTGGGCACTAGATGCGGCACAAGCACCACTCGTGACTGGAAAACCATCACGAGTCGGTTCGAACACGAATCGCTATCGTTTTTGACGATAACGTTACCTGCCTTTTGTTCAGACTTCCAAAAAAGTCTGGAGGAAGGTAAGGTAGGTCACGACTCTTTTTCCGGTTTCCGGAAGAAGGGCGGTCTCCCCCTGTTCTTGGGAGGTTTCCTTGACCTTGTGTTCGAACGCGGTAGTGCAACCGTACGTCCAGATGCTTCTCATGAAGCCATCTTCGCTATACGTCAGATTACTCTGATGTATAAGAAGGTGCTAGTTGAGTGCACACCCAAAAGGCGTGACTCTGCGTTTGAGAAGTACCTGGAGGTTGAGCAGGACGTACGTCTGGCGGATCAGAGACTAATCTCTGAACCGGACCGGCTCCGATCCTACGAAAGGATCGGCCGGTTGCTTTGGTCCGACTTTTTCTCGTCGGTAGACGGCCGTATCTACAACGATACGGTCGTGCCAAAACATGGCCCAGGCGCCACTGCTGATAAGCTTCGCGGAAATGCGAAGTATAAAAACAGCATGTGGACTCGTCGATTGGAGGAGGTCTTCCCATATGGGATATACCTTCTGCCAAACCCCGCCGTTGAATTCATGCAGCGGGTAGACGATGTTACTATCCTGGAACCCGGCGAGGAGATCCCCGTAAGGGTTATCTCCGTGCCTAAAACGTTGAAAACCCCACGAATCATCGCCATTGAGCCAACCTGTATGCAGTATATGCAACAGGGGATTCTCTCGGTGATGATGGAGGAGATCCCGCGTTTTAACCAAACGCGGAATCTCGTAATGTTTGAAGAGCAAGAGCCAAACCAACGGCTCGCGCTCGAGGGATCCATTTCTGGGTCTCTCGCCACACTGGATCTCAGTGAGGCTTCTGACAGGGTTTCCAATCAGCATGTACGTCTCCTGGTTAAGAATCATCGCGCTCTTCGGAGCGCGGTGGACGCAACTAGGAGTCGGAAGGCTGACGTACCGCGAGGATTTAGGACAGAAACAGTCCGTCTCGCTAAGTACGCGTCTATGGGTTCGGCACTATGCTTTCCCTTCGAGGCCATGGTCTTCGCGACCATAATCTTCGTTGGGATCGAACGGTGCCTCAACCGGCGGTTGACCGTGGAAGACGTCGAGTCCTTCTACGGCCGGGTGCGAGTCTATGGGGACGATATTATCGTCCCTGTAGACTATGTGCAAGCTGTTATTGAGGAACTAGAGGCTTTCGGCCTTCTAGTTAACCGTAACAAGTCCTTCTGGAACGGTAAGTTCCGGGAGTCTTGTGGTAAGGACTACTACGATGGTCACTGTGTTACAGTGACGTACGTGCGTAGATTCCTCCCCGATAACAGGCTGCAAGCTGAAGAGGTGATTTCAGCGGTAGCTCTACGCAACCAGCTATTCCAAGCTGGCTTCGTGACTACCGTTGAGTGGCTAGACGATAGGATCAGGAGACTGATCCCCTTCCCCATCGTCGAACCTACATCACTTCTTCTGGGTCGTTGGTCATTCGAGCCTTATAAGCCGGAATGGACCGACAGCGACTTACAACGCCCCATGGTTAAGGGCGTCAGCGTCGTACCGAAGCGTCGAGGTTCGCATCTCGACGGCTACGGGGCCTTGCAGAAGTTCTTTCTACGGGTCTACACCGGTGAGGGTCGCTCATTCGACCCTTATAACTACGTGATTTCGCACGTAGTGTCCCCAAGGCCGCGAGTGCGGCCTTGGTGGACCGATGTAGATGCTGTGGAAAAGGACCACCTGCAATTTGCAGGACGTCCGGTTTCCGTCCGCATCAAGAACCGGAGTGCCCCTCCCTATTAACGGGAGGGGGTGGGATACTAGGATGAGTGACTGAGCGAGCCACTCTACCTACCCACGTGGGAGATCGG